GACTTATTTCACCTTTACCGCCACTAAGCCAATTCATGCGTGCCATTACTTCAGGAGCGTATTTTCTGCCGATAGGGCCGATACGGCCTTTATCTACATTTCCTTCGCCGCTATGATAAGCAGTCAACGCTTTGACAATATTGTTGTCATACCGTTTCAGCAAATCTCGCAAATAACGAGCCGCCCCATCAGCAGAAGATGCAACACTACGAACATCAACACCGTACTGCTTCGCCGTACCAGGCATAAACTGCATCGTCCCGCGCGCCCCAACTGGTGAAATCGCATTCACATTTCCGCGCGACTCCTGCATCGACAATGCAGCCAGCAGGTTTCTAGGTAATCCGTAGCGTTTTTCTAGACCTCCATAATCAAACCGTGCTGCCTGACTAAGTACGGTTTGATTAACAGTAAACTTCTCTTTCTCAATTTTGTTTTTTTTAGGCCTGCCGTGTTTTTTCTTGGCAAAACTTTCATTAATCAGCTTGGCATTTGCCGCGTGCTTATTAATGATTTCTTGCCGCTTTTTCGCGTCAGTGATGCCGTCCAACGCCTTTTTCCGTGCTTCGTCGTTTTTCAGCAGTTCGCGCTGCCGTTGCTGCTCTCGAGTGGCATAACGTTCCGAAACAGCCTCCAATGCGGCTATACCTTCAGTTCGGTTTTGGTTCTGCTTCTGTCTCTGCCGCAAAGCTTCAGCAGCGGCTGCCTCCTTGTCGATTTCGGCACGCAACCGGGCACGCCGCGCATAGGCTTCCTGCAGCTTACGTTCTCCCTCTTCACCCCAAAACAATTGCACAGCCGGACGTTTCTTGCCGGTTTCGATTTGGGAAATATACGAATCCAGCGCGGCAATTTCATCCAGCTTGGTCTTTTCCCTACCTATGGATTTAAAAGCATCCCATACCTCCGACGCACTTTTTCCAATATCTTTCCACGCCCGCTCAATCAACCCAAGATTGCCCAGTACGCGTTTTGCCATATCCTCCGACTCTTCGGAGAATTTCCGCTGAACCAATGTAACCGCGTCCTGTTCCCGACCTTGCGCCTGCAAAGCCTTGACCTGCTCGTAAACATCGGCAGTCATTGTCCGGTAGGTGGCTGATAGGGATACCACAGCTTTCAGCGGGTCTTTGGCGATTTCAGTATATTTCTCAACCAAATCGTCAATACTTTGTCCCGTTGCCTGCGACTGGAGGGTAATACTTCGGGCGAACTGTTCATAATTGTCCGCTGCAACCTTGCCGCTTGAGACCAAGGCCGTAATTGCAGCACGCGCATCAGCATAGCCGCCCGTCGCTGCCCCGACCGAAACAGCGATTTGCTGCATCCTGTCTGCAGTAATCCCTGCTGCATCTCCGGCAAGTATCAAGGCTTTACGGTATTCGCGCGATTCCTCTGCACCCTGATACATCGCATAACCCAATGCCGCAATGCCGCCGCCCAACCCTGCAACAGCAAGGCGCATAGGGGAAATGACCGTGGCCAGCCCCTTAAGCATACCACCGAAGCCGCCATACATATCACGCAACTGCCCACCCTGTTGCATCATGATCAGAAACGGGCTTTGCCCGCCTGCAAGCTGGGTAACGATGTCGGTAATTTGTGCCGGGGTTTGCCGTAAGGCGTTATTGAACTGCTTGACAGACTGCGTAGCGCGATTGGTCTGCGTATTATGTCTGTCCAATTGGGACAGTAGCGGATTAAGCCGTGCAATATCGATACCGCGCTGGCGTGCGATCTCTTCGTAATACTCTCGGTTTGCCTTACCGCCTGCAATCTTAACGGCTATATCGCGGCGGATGGCATTCTCCAGAGAAGCCAAAGACCGTTCCGTCCGCTTCGATGCCGCCGACACTACCGTCGATGATTTCTCTGCGCCGTCGCCACTATGTACCAATCCGTCAGAAATACGCCGCCCCTGGGAAGACGCCACATCCCCCAAAGACTTGATGGATTGTTTTGCCTTTTCTACGCCGCTGACGACACCGCCCGTTTCGGCGGTAATATAAATCTTGGTTTCGTTATTCATGTTCGCCTGCCCACATTGACAACACTTCAAGCTCCATCATGCGGACTTTCTCCAACAGTGCTTTCCGTTTCTTCGGCTTGATATTGCCGCATTGCATAACCGCTGCGACGGCGGAATAATCCAACCCCGTCGCACCCGACATTCCGATACGCCACTGCGTCGATACTGCAATAAACAGTTGCACCGCCTGCCAGTTGCACGGCCATACGCCAAAAGTGGTCTCCTCTTCTGAAAAATCGTCTGCCGAAAATCCGAATACATTCAATTCCGCCGCATCAGGCTGCTTCTCATAAAGCGCACGCGCGGCGGCAATCAGTTTCCCTCGCGGGCATTGAAGACTTCCTCAACATAACCGTTGACGACGGCAAACACCGCCATCGGATAGCTATCCAGCAGGATTTCGACATTCTGCCGGTCGAATGCTTCTTCCAAATCCCAGCCTTGAACACAATCCAAGACGGTATCTGCCGTCCAGCCGTCTTTATGCTTTTCAGTAAATTCTTTCATCGCCTTGCGGCCGCGTGCCTTAAATTCAAATTCGACGTCCGCAGGTTCTGCACCGGGAACAGGGATTTTCACGGTATGTCGGAAAGTTGCATCAGGCTTCAAAGTGAGTTTTGCCATTTCAATACTCCAAATAAATAAGGTTGCCCGAGTAACTCAGACAACCTTTATATGCCGATAAAATCAATAACGGTTTACTTCGCCGGAAATGGCGTAGGACAACGTTACAGCCATTACTTGGTTACGAACCAATTCGGGGGTTTTATTCATGCTGGGATAACCGTTATAGCAAATCAGCCCACCACCTTTCAAAACCACTTTCAAAGGCCACTTGCCGCCTTTATCGCTGCATTTTGCAGCCGCCTTGTAGCCGGGCAACGAAGTATCGTCAGCGATCTTAATCGACATTGACATAGCTGATTTCGTGGATGGGATTTGCTGGTCAAAATTGTCCTCCAGGAAACCAAAATCTACATATTGCTGCTCGCCGCCACTGGTCGAAAATTCTACAATTTGCGAAACTTGCGTCCAATCGGTAATTTTCTGAACAGCACCAATACCGCTGTCTGCCGGAAACTCATCTGCATTGGAAGTATCAATGCCGATAAGCTTGAATGTATCGGTTTTGACATCGCCAATCTGGAAAACGCGTTCATTCAACTTTACCCAGCCGCTTTTAAACAAAACCAAATCGCCGGCGGCAAACCCGTGTCCTGCTACCGTCAGGACGCATTCGGCAGCATTAGTTGCCACCGTAGCTTTTTTCTCCGCCGCCAAAGCGGTCGCAATGTGAACGGTCGCACCGTTCGGTAATTTCACTGCCATACTTTAACTCCAAATTAAAGGCAATCTGAAATCAGACTGCCGTATCAAAATAAATTGCCTGCCATCCTTGCTGATAATAGACGGTAACGGCTTCGCCGCTTTCGTCGGAATCGATATTCAGCAAATCAGGTACTAAATTTTCCAAATCACCAATACCCAAATCGGAATGTTCGGCAAACGACTGCCCAACCAAAGACAGCATCTCTTCCGCCAGTTCGTCCGCACCGGCAGCAGCCTGCACGCAAACCAACGTAACCAGCCGCACCGTATGCCGGTAAGTAGGCGGAAAATCAAACGTTTCCTGCTCTGTTCGGCGACCGTCAACGTACACCACAACACACGGCAACTGCGATTGCGCAGGCGCGAAACCACGCCCGGAATACACGCGCTGGAACTTCGTTTTCAGCACATCTATCGCCGCATTGCGGATTTCAGTAAGTCGGCTTTTCATTTATTACCCTCAATTGCACAACAACCATTCCGCAGCCGTCAAAATCGGTTTCCGCCACCGCATAACGCTTGCCGCGTGCGATAACATCCACCGACTTCACGTCTTCAGGCAGGTCGTCTTCAGTAACAATGATTTGCGGGTCGGCATTAGCAACGGCAACACCAAATCCGCTATCCATCATTGCCTCACGGTCAAATATCGCATTTACCTCTTTACCGTCAATCATCACGGTTTCA